TCAACATCGTAATTCTTTAAGTCGATTGGCACGGACTCCTTCTACTTAATAAAGGAGCGTAGTATGCCTTCAGCATCTACTATATCACTAAACGACGGTCAGGCCACACCCGTGGCGCACGTCTTCTCACCGAAAGTCCAGGTAACTCCTGGAAGTACTATCCTCACAAACAGTGATGATAATACAACTTCGGCTGGAGACTTGCGACTTCATTTGGGATTTTCGAATGCGAATAGCAAACGAAAAACGAATCGTGTTAAATACGAGTTCGCTTACCCAGTTGAAGCGACTGATGCAGACGGTATCACCCGTGTAGCTTATACCGGGCGATTCTCTATTGACGTTGTGATCCCTGAAGAAATGACCCAAGCAGAACGCGACGACCTTGCGGCATATTTGAAAAATGCCATGGCCGACGCTACCCTGCAGGGTTATATTTCAGATCTTGACCCGATGTACTAACCATGTCTTTCTTCTTGAAAGCGTGGTCAGTCATCAAGCGTCTTGGTTCTGTCCTAGCGTTCTTTCAGGACGTCGCAGCCGCGTATCGCCAGCATAAAGCTGAGAAACGTGCCTACGAGCAGTCTAAAGAATCCTGGGATGAGAATCAGGATTAACAGTAATTAGTTAATCCATCAAGGAGTACCGCCATGTCAAATGGTCGAGCCATTGATATAAGTTCTGATCTGAGATTAGAACTATCAGTAACAGAGGCGATATGCCAAGTTATCAATTCTCCGCGGTCCCTTACCGTAGCTCTAATGATTAAATATGAGTTATGGGAACATTTAGTCTCTTTAGAGATAGACCCGTTGCACTACCAGGACCACAGCAATTTCGCTGATGATTACCTGATAACGAGTCTACTCAAAAAGAGTCTAAATTTACCTTTGGATATAGATAGACATCAAGTTGCTTTAGACACATTTTTAGAGTCTGAAGCCAGTTGTAAACTGACCAATGAAAAGCTATGCTCTATCAAGGAAGGAGGTTTACCCCCCTTGATCGAAAGAGCACGTAGCTTAATTTGGAAAGTTCTCGGTCCCTTAACTAGAAAAGATTTGGACTATGTCCAGTCTTCTTTTGGTTTTGGTCCCGGGGCTACAACTGCTGTCGCTGGCGTCGGTAGTGTGATGTCAGATAAATTTGATGAAGAAATTCATCTAACCTACTCGATTATCCCTTTCTACAAGTCCATCATTGGACAAACATGGTGGGAAAGAAATTCCCGCCCTGTTGTAGTTGAGGGAAATCGTTTTACATCGGTTCCCAAGTCTGCAAAGACGAATCGAGGCATTTGCGTCGAACCTACGTTGAACATTTTTGTTCAAAAAGGTATCGGTCAATTACTTCGAAGACGTCTAATGCGACTTGGAATCGATCTTTCGGATCAATCTAGGAACCAAAAATATGCTGCTAGGGCTTATCGTGACAATCTTGCCACGATCGACCTTAGCGCTGCTAGTGATAGCATTGCATATCATACGGTGAATAGATTGCTCCCTCCCGAATGGGTCGAACTTCTTGAGCTCGGTAGATCCCCTATGACGAAAGTCAATGGGGTTTATATCGAACAAGAGAAGTTCTCCTCCATGGGAAATGGGTATACCTTCGAACTAGAGACGCTGATTTTCGCGGCTCTAGCGTTGGTAGCAGCACCAGGCGCGTCTCACGACGTGACTGTCTACGGTGATGATATTATCATTCCGCAGAAATATGCTCCCATTTTGATCGATAACCTTGAG